AAGTTCTGGGAGATGGAACATGAAGAGGACGGGGGTACGTTGAATTCAAGTAAACGTAAAACCAAACCAACTGAAGAAGAGGAAGAGGAAGAGGAGGAAGAAAAACCAGCTGCCAAGAAAACTTTCACTCGTAAACCTATAGGTAAACTAGCAAGAAAAACAGAGCCTGAAGAGGAGGAAGAAGAAAAGCCGAGTAAGAAAACAACTGCGAAAGGCAAAGACACCTGTCCACATGGGTACAGGTTTGGCGTTGACTTTGAGAAGTACGACAAATGTGAAACCTGTAAAATGTATGATGCCTGTGCTGACGCAAACGAATAACAGACTATGCCAATCTTAGGTGTAAAAAGCAAGCGTGATGATTATAAACTCGTGGGGGTTCAAGTAACCCCCCGGGTTCATAATTATTTAACTCTCTACACACTGGCGAAAGGAATAACCAAAGCAGAATTGTTCTTAATGCTAATTGAGCAATGGATGGAACAAACTGATTCCAGTATGTCAGAGAAGGAACTGACAAAAGAACTCTTCGAACGAATAAATAAGGAGTGGAAAGAGTTAAAACTGAAGAAGCCAAGATCTAATTTTGATGAATTCAAAACAAGATTAAAATCTGAGCTTTTGAAAAAAGGTTTGGAAGAACGGCAAGTGACTGAAATAATCATTAAACTCATTAAATGATGGAACGAACGAAAAGACCAACCGGCCCAATCAGCCGCCAAATGAAAAACAAGATAGCGTCGGATAAAGAAGAGGTATTTACTGAGTATGACGGAAATTTCTACAACACCGTTAGTACAGGTTCGACCCTTCTTGACTTAGCAATATCTGGAGGGAGAGTTCGTGGAGGTGGTTTACCAGCGGGAATTCTGGTAGAGATATTTGGGCCGAGTGGTTCAGGAAAAACAGTACTGCTTAGTTCAATTGCTGGGTGCATACAAGAGAAGGGGGGTCTTGTAAAGTTCCATGATCCTGAGGCCCGTATCAATCCTACATTCTCCAAAATGTTTGGTATGAAACTTGAGGACGGGGATTATTACCGACCTGACACCGTACCAGAAGTTTTCAAAACGGTTCGAGAATGGAAGCCTCCGCAAAAGGGAAAGATACATGGTATCATGGCTGACTCATTGGCTGCTTTGTCTACTGATATGGAGATGGGCAAAGATGACGGGGATAAGATGGGGATGAGACGTGCCAAAGAATTCAGTGAGGAACTGCGTAAAACCTGCCGTATCCTGGCTCAAAACAACTTCCTCATGGTATGTAGTAACCAAGTCCGCATCAACGTGGACGGGGGACAATGGTCACCTAAGTACACGACACCCGGTGGGGAGTCTGTCGGCTTCTACTCCAGCCTTCGCTTGAAAACAAATGTCTTGAAAAAGATTGTTAAGGAAGTCACTTTCCGCGGAAAAGAAATTTCACGTGTAATCGGAGTAGAAGTAGAAATAGAAGTGTTCAAAAGTTCTATTGACCGTCCATACAGAAAAGCGCCGTTGACAATCATATTCGATTATGGAATTGATGACATACGACAGAACCTACAGTTCTTGAAAACGTATGGCAAAAGTAAGACATACATTCTTGGTGACCGTTCGTTGGATATGTCAATGGATAAGTCTATCGCTATCATTGAAGAAGAAAACTTGGCGGAACGTCTACGACAGGAAGTCATATTACTTTGGAACAAGATCGAATTTCAGTTTAAATCAAATCGTAGACCCCGAAGATAATGGAAAGGACCCGACATACAGGCCGAAGATTAACCGGTCTTAATTTTGAAACAGGCGAATGTACTTTTCAAGAACCCACCATTCTAACCAATGATCCAAGCTTTACGGCCTGGGGCTGGGCCGTGTTAAGTACCCATGGTAAAGTAATTGCCACAGGTTGTATTAAGACTGAACCTGAGCATAAGAAACTCCGCACACGGGTATCAGATGATCGTGCCCGTAGAACTGCGGAGATTGCCAGGAAGATACTGTCTTTGGTTAAGACGTACAACGTACATGTTATCTTGACAGAGGCACCCCATGGTAGTCAAAACGCCAATGCGGCAGTAATGATAGGAATTGTCATGGGTATCATTACAACGATAGCTGAATGCTTAGGACACCCAATTGAATTTTATTCTGAGCAAGATGCTAAGAAGGCTTTACTTGGAAAGAAATCTGCAACGAAAGATGAAACAGTTGTTGCTATCAGTAAGTTGTATAAGTATCCCGCCACTGGTAAGAAGTATATTGATGAGGCTGTCGCAGATGCCCTTGCCGTACATTATGTAGCCAATCAACAATCCCCAATGTTAAAAATGATGAAACATGAACGCTGAAAAAGAATATAAAGAACATGTCGTATCCAAAATCGTTTTGGATGAGATGAGAATACGTCTCCACAAAAGAGTGGGGAAGTACACATTCCGTTCCATTAATGTAAATGTGTTGGCTGGTTCAATAGTAGATGAGGCTGTCTTTGAGGTAACGATGAAGATCCTGGGCCAATCCAACATACGGAAATATGAGGTCTTATATGAATTTCCAAAGAACTGGTGGGAACATTTGAAACATCAGTACTTTCCTGATTGGCTACTTAAGAAGTTTCCGGTCAAAGTAAAAGTACACACCAGAACCGTTGAGTTCGACCACAAAGCACTTGTCCCTAAGTGGGATCAGTTCCCAAAAGGACAGGAAGTGGTTATGTTTTCTCAACCTGTATCACCTGATGTAAAAGAATCGAAATGATCAAAAGTGTATCCATACAAAATTTCCAAAGTCATGCAAAAACTGAACTCGACTTTCATGAAGGAGTTAATGTCATCGTTGGGACGACAGATGGAGGAAAGACGGCTATTATCAGAGCTTTGCGTTGGCTTATTTGGAATAGACCTTCTGGGGACGCTTTACGATCACGATGGGGCGGTGCTACAAATGTACAGTTGGAGACAGAAGAAGGTGTCATTACTCGGAGCAAGGATAAGATTGATAAATACACGTTACGTCTCAAGGGACAGGAAGACATTGAATTTAAAGCTATTGGTACTTCAGTACCGACAGAAATCCAAAGGGTTCTTAACATCAGTGAAATCAATTTACAAAACCAACATGACTCCACTTTCCTGTTATCAGACACCCCGGGAGCCGTAGCGACACACTTCAATAAGGTTGCCCGGCTTGACCGTATTGACTCGGCAACTTCTGCCATTAACGGATGGATACGTGGATTGAAAAGTGATGTAAGCCATTTAGAAACGGACATAGCAACTGAGAAAGCGAAGTTACCTCAATTTGAAAACCTTGAAAAGTTTGAGATTGAAATTGAGGCCCTTGAACAAATGGAGGGTAAGGCTGTCACAATGCGTAGCCGATACAGCACATTGGAAAAAGACATAGTACGAATCACAAATCTTGAGAAAGAGATTGAAACGTTAACTCCGTTGCTTGGTCTTGAAAAATTGGTTACCTCTGTTTTGGATGACATAACAAAACGAGATCAACTACAAACTCAAGTAGATGAATTACAAACGGTAATTGATGACTTGGAAGAGCTCAACGAAAAAGAGGAGGCAGCAAAGGAATTGATGCCACTTGAACCTTTAGTACTGTCCTTACTTGATAAGTACAAACAATTGCGTGAGTTAAAGAAAACGAAATCTCAATTACAATACCTGCTAAATCAAGTAAATCTTGTTGATGATGATATTGTAACCACTGGAAACAATGTTACGAAATTAGAAACAAAGTTCCATAAAGAGATGCCAGACATTTGTCCATTATGTGATACTATATTAAAGAAATGAAAATAAGACACGCCTACGGCCACACATACGAAGTAACAGACCGTGATGAATTAATTGTTTGGTTCCGTGGAACCTGGAAAGAATGTCAAAAATATATGGCAAAAGAAAATGCAAAGAACAAAAAATAGGAGAGCCCCAGACTTAATCTTGACGGCAGACTGGCATCTACGGGAAGATACCCCCACGGCTTTCGTCGGTGACTTCCAAGAAGAGCAATGGAATGCTGTCGAAGATGTAATGAAGCTGCAACGGCAGTATGATTGTCCTATTGTACACACCGGCGATTTATTTAATCATTGGAAACCTTCTCCTTGGTTACTGTCAATGGCATTGAAACACTTGCCAAATAAATTCTTTACCATTTACGGGAACCATGACTTACCTCAACACAATCTTGAGTTGGCAAATAAGTGTGGTATCAATGTATTGAAAGAGGCTGGTAAGTTAAATGTCATGGGTGGTGTTCATTGGGGACAGAAGCCCGAAGAGGATGGCCCTGCGGAAGAGGCGGATGGATTACTTGCAGCACATGAAAGGATAATACTTGTATGGCATGTAATGACCTACCAAGGTAAGAAACCCTGGCCAGGAATAACTGACCCAATGGCTGGAGCTCTGTTGCGTAAGTATCCTCAGTATGATTTGATTGTAACAGGGCACAATCATTTACCCTTTGTAGAACACCATGAAGGAAGAATACTTGTTAATCCCGGAGGCATTACACGCCAACATGCCGACCAAATAGATTTCCGCCCAAGAGTCTATCTTTGGTACGGGGAAACGAATACCGTAGAACCTCATTTCCTTCCCTTTTCCGAGGGTTCTATAAGCCGAGCACATATAGAGGTTACTGAGGAGAGAAACGCCCGGATAGATGCTTTTATCAGTAGATTAGGAGAAGGCTGGGAAACCTCATTATCCTTTGAGGAGAATCTTGAGGCCTTTAGTAAAGCAAATCGCATTAATCCAAAAGTAATGGACATCATTTATAAAGCTATAGAATCATGAAAAGAATACTTGTAACGGGCGGGGCTGGTTTCATAGGTAGCCACCTATGCTCGACACTCTTAAGCTTGGGAAACCAAGTCATTTGTATGGACAACCTATTCTCGGGAGATAAGCGGAACATCAACCATTTACTAAATGATACCAACTTTGAGTTCATACGTTGGGACGTTACACAACCATACTCCGTAGAAGTGGATCAGATTTACAATTTGGCCTGTCCGGCATCTCCCGTACATTATCAAAAAGATCCTGTACAAACGATCCGTACCAATGTAATGGGGACGATAAATGCGCTCGACCTTGCCCGTAGGCTTAACATCCCAATCCTGCAAGCCTCTACGAGCGAAGTGTATGGAAGTCCAACAGAGCATCCTCAGCCAGAGTGGTATTGGGGCAATGTAAACCCGGTAGGAATTCGTTCTTGTTATGATGAGGGAAAGCGGTGTGCTGAAACACTTTGTATGGACTATCATCGGCAATACGGAACCCCGGTAAAGGTAGCAAGAATTTTCAATACCTACGGCCCTAGGATGAGAAAAGATGATGGTAGGGTTATAAGTAATTTCATTGTACAAGCCTTGAAAGGGCTTCCACTCACAATCTACGGGGATGGTAGTCAAACACGAAGCTTCCAATTTGTTGATGACTTGATTGAGGCTTTTATTCGTTTTATGCAACAACCTGATTTCTTTACTGGCCCACTCAACCTCGGGAACCCCGGTGAGTTTACAATGAAAGAACTTGCAGAAAGCGTTACCCGATTGACAGGGGTAAAGGCTGTCATTGTTTACAAAGATTTACCTACTGATGATCCAAAACAAAGATGCCCAAACATAGAATTGGCAAAGGCCGTGTTGGATTGGGAACCACAGGTTACACTTGAGACGGGATTGAAATTAACAATAGCATATTTCAAAGCATTACTAACCAAAGACAAAGAATTATGAGTCAGTTGAAAGCATTAAAAAGAGCCGTGCATGCCGTGCACAAAAATCTAGGTTTCGTAATTGAACAAATGGATCCAATTATTCTACTGCGTTATTGTAGCCCGGATGACCGTCCGTTTCATGCATCCCAACTTTACAAGGCTGGCTTCATTACGAAAGAGGAAGCTCGGGAGTTTTCAAAATTCGTAGGGGGGAGGCCTGTAGGATGACACCAATTGAACGCCTTCAGAAACAATTAGACGTGTGTAAAGGGGCATTACAATCTTCCACAAAATGTTGTCAAATGGGAACCATTTCAGTTGTACAACACGTCGGACATAAGAAAAACCTTGACGCCTTAATTAAACAGTATGAAACAGCAATAGTCATCTTAAAAAAGAACCCTATAAAATGACGGAAAAAGAATTACTTGATCTGAAAGAAAAGATCATTGAAGCCAAGAATGAGTTAGCAGAGCTTAAAGGACAAAAGACAGCCCTGATGCGGCAGTTGAAAGAACAATGGGGTGCCACTTCTATTGAAGCTGCAAAGAAAAAGCTTACTAAAATGGAGGAAGACATTGACACACTTGAGACAAATATTGCATCAAGTATTGAGGAACTTGATGAAAAATACCCCGAGGAATGATGGACACCAAGTCTTTGCGGAGCCGGTTAGATAAACAGAAAGGGAAACGCCTTCAAATTGAAAAAGGCATTGAAGAGAAGGAGTTGGAATTGAAACAAACCAACCGCACTCTACACCGTCATGAACTTGCCCGAGAAGTTGTACGGGAGGTAGGTTTGAAAACGCAACAGCAATTACAATTCCACATCTCGGACATCACATCTCTTGCCCTTGAGAGTGTCTTTAATGAACCCTACCAACTGAAGGTAGAGTTTGTACAGCGTAGGAATAAAACGGAATGTGATTTGAAATTCGTAAGAGAGGATAGTGAGATGGATCCGCTCACAGCAAGTGGCGGCGGAGCAGTAGACGTGGCTGCATTCGCCTTAAGGATAGCCTCTTGGTCAATGGCCCATCCAAGAACACGTGCAACTATAATCTTGGATGAGCCTTTACGATTTTTGAGTGTAGATAATCAAGAAAAGGCATCACGTATGATAAAAGAAATCTCACAGCGGTTAGGTGTGCAGTTCATTATCGTTACCCACGAAAGTACATTGGCATCATACGCTGACCGAGTATTTGAAGTAAGCATTCGTAAAGGTAAAAGTAAAGTGATAGCAACATGAGAAGAAGAGATTTTCTTAAAGGAATATTTGGAGCAGCCGCAGTGGCAGCCGTTCCGGCAGTAGTATTAAAACAAATTGATGCTCTGCCAGAGGAACCTATCCCACCAGTAGGTGCTATTGGTAAGACTTATACAGGTCCAATTGAGCATACTATTAATGTCGATCCTGAATCAATAGATGTATTATATATCTATGATGAAAAAGAACAGCAGCTTATCGCTGCAAGTACAGACTTCAGAGTAGATATGCAATGCCGATATTATCCGGATGAAGAGCATTATAGAAAAGCTCCCCCTTCTTGGTCCGTATCCGCTCATAATATTGTATGGAAGGTAGATCCAGTACAAGTATTTAATAAAGGTAATGTATTGAAATGCCTAATGGCAAAGGATAACATAAAATTTTGTGGAGAAGTCTTTCTTGCGGAACTTGTAGGATCAGGTGCGTTTGCTGCTTATTTAGATCAGACATATGAGGCTCGATTTGAAGGAAGAAGAGAATTACTTATGACAATACAAAAAGGATAACAAATGGATAAGAACGGAAAGATTTGGGGGTACACAAGTAAGATATTCTCCAAGAATAACGTAGAGGTACATCGTATATTTGGTTGGGAAGGGGGCAAAAGTTCCTTACATCGCCACAAGGCAAAGCTATCCATGTTCTTTATAGAACGAGGAAAAATTAAAATTTTAATACAGAAGAACGAATACCCTCTTACTGATAAAACCGTATTAAAAACAGGGCAAAGCATAGTTATTCAACCAAATGAATATCACTCCTTTGAAATATTGGAGGATATGACAGTTGCTTACGAAATATACTGGACTGAACTTGATAGCAATGATATAGAACGTAAAAATTGTGGAACGATATGACAACAGAACAATTTGAACAGGCAAAGCCTTGTCCTTTTTGCGGCGAGGGTGCAACAGCAGAGGATTTATTAATAGCATACGACCAGTTAGTGCAGCGAGTTTCTTCGCATGAATGCTAACGGTTACGTGTATGGGTAGTGTGGGAATACGAAGCACTACCCTGTCAAAATAGTAAAAACTTAAATACAAGAACAAATGATTGAATTACAACAAAAACCCACATTACCTATACACGGTGTTACCAGCAGTGTTTTTTGTTCTGATAATTTGGAGCTAATGAACACTATTGAAAGTAATACAATAGACTTAATTTATTGTGATATACTTTATGGAACTGGTAGAAAGTTTGCAGACTACCAAGATTTAAAACCGATACGGAGTGAAATTGAAAGCCACTACATACTACGAATAAAAGAAATGCACCGAATATTGAAACCAACAGGGAGTATTTATTTGCAAATGGATACTAAAATAAACCATTGGATGCGGTGTATTATGGACGATATTTTTGGGTATGATAAATTTAGAAACGAAATAAGTTGGTGGTATAAAAGATGGTCAAATATTTCATTTGGTTTTCAAAAAATGCACGATGTAATATTGTTTTATTCAAAAGATAAATCAAAATTTAACATTCAATATCAGGATTACGCAAAGCCAAATGAAATTGAAGATACAGTTAGGGGTGTGATTGATGGCAAATTGGTAAGATTAAAAAATGAAGATGGTAGTTATAAAAAGCGTGAAACTGAAAACAAGGGTGTGCCATTACACGATGTTTGGGAAATACAACATATACAGCCAACAGCAAAAGAAAGATTAGGTTATGATACCCAAAAACCAAAAGCATTGATTGAACGAATAATAAAAGCAAGTAGTAACGAAGGCGATTTGGTTGCAGATTTTTATTTAGGTAGTGGCACAACCGCAGTAGTTTGTAAAGAATTAAACCGAAATTTTATCGGATGTGATATTAACCCACGAGCGATTGAAATAACACTACAAAGGTTGAACGATGCACGGTCTTAACATTGCTGGTAACTATGTTATATGTACACTAAAGGTTAACATATAAAACCAGGGATAGAAAATAAAAACACCGAGAGATGAAAGCAGCGATAATTATTTTGAGTGTTGTGGTGGTGGGGCTATTGAGCCAAACCCGTGTTATACGCTGGCACGGTTGATTAAACGATAAACTTAAATTGAAACACAAAACAAATTTTTTATTAAAATGAGCGAGGGCAAAAAGGAAATATTATTAGGTGATTGTTTGGAACTTATGAAAGATATACCAAACGGAAGTATTGATATGATACTTTGTGATTTGCCATACGGAACAACCGCTTGTAAGTGGGACACTATTATTCCTTTTGAACCACTATGGGAGCAATATAAAAGGATTATTAAAGATAATGGTGCAATAGTATTGACTGCTTCACAACCTTTTACCAGTGCTTTAGTTATGAGTAATATTAAGATGTTTAAGTATTGTTTAATCTGGAATAAAAGAAAGTCATCATCAGCTTTACACGCTAAAATACAACCATTAAGAATACACGAAGATATAGTAGTGTTTGGAAAAAACAAAACAATTTATAATCCACAAATGGTTCAGGGTAAGCCGAGAGTAGATAAAGAAAGTAAAATATCTAATGGCGAAGCGTTTGGTAATAATACTGTAACAAGAAAATACGAAAATAAAGATGGACTATATTATCCTAAAAGTATACTAGACATAAGTAATGCCGACCAAACAAACAAAGTTCACCCAACCCAAAAACCAGTAGCCCTATTTGAGTATCTTATCAAAACATACACCAACGAAGGAGATTTGGTATTAGATAACTGTGCAGGAAGTGGAACAACTGCAATAGCTTGTTTAAATACAAACCGCCAATTTATAGTAATGGAAAAAGAACAAAAGTATTACGATATTATTTTAAAGAGGGTGGCAGATTTTAATAAAAATTTTGAAACGCAAACTCTCTTTGGAAATGAAATGTAGTGCTTGCGTATAACTATGTTATATGTACACTAAAGGTAAACATATAAAACCAGGGATAGAAAATAAAAACACCGAGAGATGAAAGCAGCGATAATTATTTTGAGTGTTGTGGTGGTGGGGCTGGTTGCCCTGTTGTGGTGGCTTATGAAAGCATTTGGAGATACATTTAAATGGAATTGAGAGATGAAAGAGAAGATACGAATATTCGTTTGCAATAAATGTTGTAATACTGCCTACACAACTGACGTGAGCATACCAGGTGCTTGTACGTCCCAATATTGGGTAAGAACATCCGGTATTTGTGGGGGTCATTACTCTGAAATAGAGGGAGCCGAGAGGGCGGTGTTAAGTATGACTACTCCGCACTTTGATTGGGTTGTCAATCAAGAGGTGGAAAAGCGGATAAAAGAGAGGATGCCGAGCGAGGAAGAGATGCTTCAGATGGTAGCAGGGCATATTCCCTGGCTGATAGCTTCGGCACGAAACAGCAAGAAGTACGTGAATCCATTTACAAGCGGACATGCATTTTCAGAGGTGATAAGAATACTGAGTGAGAATTTAAGTCGTGAACTTCGTTCCCGCATGAGTGAACCGAACAAGGAAGGGAGGTGACAAATGAAAGCAAGTAAACGTGATAACTTAATCGGCAGCCTTTGCGCCGCTGCTGTGATTATCGGTTGCATACTTTTGGGGTTATGGCTGTTTGCCTGACAAAGCGAGACATTGCCCGGAAGGTACTTCAAGGCTTAGACCGTGAGATGATCTCGTACCGTGATGCAGCGAAAATCTTTGATATCCGAACGGCGTATTTCTGTCATTTGAAGGACGAAAAGAGATTCATGAGGATTCCAGGCAAGGTTTGGGCTAAGTTTAGAAAGTACTGTGAATCCGGTAAAAATATGAGTGATTTCAAAATAAATTAATAACTTTGGATTATGAAAAAAATGATTCTTATTCTATTTGCAGCAATAATGACGTCATGTACTTGTGTAATGTCACAGATACCGTCACAATCGCTGTACGTTGATCAATCCTGCGGAGCCGCACTGCCTGACTACCGGCTGCGGATGACCTTCACAGATAATTGTCAGATTGATACGGTTGAGCAAACACCCACGCCTGGTTCATGGTTAACTCAGAGGTACAACACTGTACTCATAAGGGCTATCGACAACTTTCAGAACCACACCGACGTGTTATTCTCGGTCGAACTGATTGACACAATCGGCCCTGCGCTTGTACGGTGGGACACGACACTTATAACTGATGCGTTCGAAAAAATCAGTACTTTGTACAACGTTGCCGACCGAATGTTGGCCTATGAAGAGATGTGGTTTGATGCTAACTTTGACTGGGCTGCAGCGGGGATACCCGATTCACTTCAACCGACAAACGAGTATTTCAACAAAGTCATGTTAACATGGTCCTCTCCAGGGCTTGCCTTTGGCTTGCCCGGTAGCCGTATTCATACATTCGTCACTCCGGGGGATACTTTGATAATCCCGCCGGACTTTTGATCTTTTCATGTTTTCTCTCGTTTGTTTTCAAGTCCCCGCAAATGCGGGGACTTGTTTTTTTATTATATTCGCCGCATGATTATGAGTTGTGATACAGGTAAAAGACATAGTGAACAAATGCCACATAAGCATGAATGACTCCGGTTATATCGCAGTCTATGGCTCTTACTATGCTGAAGGCGGAACAAGACGTGAGTCTCTTACTAATCTGCTCGATGAAATAAATGCCGAAAGAGGATACAGAGATTTGAGGCGAAGGATGAAAAAAAGAGTTTTCTGGAACAGTATTTCAATGAACTAATGGCAACACATGATCAGTGGCTGATGTTTTTCTATACTATCAATATCGATGTTTGTCATTTTGATTTAACTCATTCGCCGCTTTTTCTGTGGGAATCCATAGGACAAAAACCTGAAGCTATGTATGACTTTAATTGTCACGTCCATCTTTTATCTACTCCGTCATGGGCAAGCTAAATGTTGTTGTTGTCATGACTTATTATAACCGCATTGAACAATTGCGGTTGACACTGGAATCAATTAACAAATCCAGGTACAAGGATTTCAAAGTAATTATAATTGATGATGCTTCACCACAGGAAATCTCAGGAATAGGCGATTATAAATTTCAAGTTGACATTTACAGGCTTGTAGAAAAGATTTCATCTAATCCGGGTCCGCTTTATAACATCGGATTTAAGTATGCGATTGACAAAGGCGCGGATGTGATAATCATTCAAAATGCAGAGTGCTATCATGAAGGCGATATTGTTACTCATGCTTCACAGATAAAGCCTAATGAGTATCTTACTTATCATTGTTATTCACTTGCCAAAGATCAGAAGATAGGCGTAGAGAGGCGTGATTTACTTCCATTGGAATCCGGTGATGAAGGCTGGTATAACCACGAAATGGTACGTCCGACAATGTTTCATTTTTGTTCAGCAATAAACGCCCGTGACCTTAAAAGATTAAACGGATTTGACGAAAGATTCGCGAAGGGTATTTGTTATGAGGACGATTACTTTGTTCATCAGATTAAGAATCTGAAACTTGATGTTAAGTTTATTCACGAGCCGTTTGTTTACCATCAATGGCATTCAATTGAGCCGCGCAATCCTGCCCTGACTGCATATAATGAACAGATATGGACTTCGCTTAAAAATAATACAGAGTATCGCGCCAAGCATCTCATCACCCAGGATTTATGATAAGCGTGGTAATGGCATACTATAACCGGCAGGCACAACTCACGAGGACACTAATCTCAATGAGTGAAAGTAAATACAGGGATTTTAATGTTGTTATTGTTGATGATTGTTCGCCGGAAGATATTGTTTTACCGGAGCTTCCGTTTGAAGTTAAGGTAATCAAAAACAAAGAGAAGTATATTAATTCCGTACCGGTGTTTAACCAGGGTTTTAACGAAGCATTAAAATTCAATCCCGATGTAGTTATAATCCATAATCCTGAGTGTTATCATGTCGGCGACGTTCTGTTAAAAGCCAAAGATGTAAGAGAAGATGAATATCTTTCTTTTGGGTGTTACATGGTTGATCGCGAAACTTCAGAGAGTGATTACGATATAAACGAAATAATCATAAATGATAATCACGTAACAACAATGGATGAGAACGGCGATTGGGGCAATCGTAATGGGTGGGCAAATCATCCGATTTATGACCCGGTAGCATTTCATTATTGCTGTGCTTTGAGGACTGAAAATCTTATCCGGTTAAATGGATTTGATGAAAGGCTTGCTTTTGGGTTAAGTTTTGACGATGATTACCTTGTAAGACAAGTGCGTAATTTAGGATTGAAGATTAATATAACTGAATTTCCTTTTGTCGTTCACCAGTGGCATCCTAATACTCAAAAAATGAGCCAATATTATGACTTGTGGAAAGCAAACGAAAGGGTATTATATGATCTTATACCTTTGAAAGAATATCGTGCCAAACACTTAATAACACCTGACTTATGTGGAATCTAAACGTCCCGAAAATACTTCACATATACTGGGGTGGCGGTACGCTCCCGTACATGAGGTATCTTACGGTTAAAACGTTTATTGACTTGAATCCTGATTGGGATGTGTATCTATGGACCCCGATGGTAGAATCAAATAATGTATCATGGTGTTCCGGTGAAAATAGTTACAAGGTTGTTTGCCGCGACTATATGCCTTACCTTTTGAAATTACCGGTTATCCATACGGTAATTGACTTTAGTGAGTATGGTTTCACTCGAAACAGCGCAGAAGTTCACAAGGCTGATTATATGAGAATCACCCTATTGAATCATTACGGCGGGTTATGGTCTGACATGGATATAATTTACTTCAAACCAATGAATGAATTATATGTCAATAAACCTCAGTATGAAGATAAGGAAGCATTTGGATGTATAGCACATTATGGTCATTCGACTGGATTCGTAATGGCACAGCCGGATAGCAGGATGTTTAAAACGCTTGCAAACAGAATCCCGGAATGTTTCAGCCCCGGATCGTATCAATGCTTAGGTCCGGATTTGTTTAATAAGTATTTCAGAAATAAGATCCCTGGCGGCGTTAACCTTTCAATGGATGTAGTGTATGCTCACGATGCGCTTAACCAGGGGGATTTGATTAAACTTAAAAAAGGACGATTTACAGAAAAATCAATCGGGTGTCATTGGTACGGCGGTCATCCAATGTGGGGAAGGTTTATCAGAGACACAAACGGAGGGCTTGAAAATTTACAGGATAATTTGATAAGTAATTTAATCAGAGATGGACAATTACGGAACGCATCAAAAAGTATTGTTTAAAGCAGTTGAGCTAACTGATAAAAATGTTATTGAGTTTGGTGCAGGGGACTTCTCTACGCCGCAGCTTCACGAGCTTTGCAAGGGCAGAGTATTGGTAACAGTTGAGAATAATGCTGACTGGCTGTTGAAATTCATGCACCTTGAAAGTGATAACCATTTATTGTACAACTCTCCTAATTGGATAGTTCCTGAATCATGGGGTGTTGTATTTGTTGATAACGGTACATGGGAAGCAAGGTTAGAGGTTATTGATAGATATCGTGATAAGACTGATTTTATGGTAATACACGACACGGAAGCTATGGCAAACTGGGCTATTGTCGGACCTGCTGCTGCTGCGAAATTTGCAAACATAACCGATTGGCACGTTTATTTTAAATACTTCGCCGAATTCCAAGATAATGAAGGCGGCCCGTGTACTATTTTAGGGAGTAATTATATTGATATCAGCATGATCGAGATTGACGGCATGAAAAGAATTTACAGATGATAATAAAAGATTTAATTTTTGCAGCGAATATTCTACTTGACATTGAAGAAATGCACCGCGACGGCAGTGCACTCTCATTGGATTACATTAGTAAGAAATGCAGAGAGTTCAAGATACCTGAAGCCGAAGCGGATTTGATTAAACTTGTCAGCCGGTGTACTCCGGTTTATAACATTGGAACGGTTAATTATGATTTTGACAGTCAATTGATATAATTTGTATCTTTGCGTTATGATACGTTGTAAAAAAGATAAATGTATCGTCTATTCAAAGAAAGGCAAAAGGCTGTCAGGGCCAATGAGTAGAAAAGCCGCAGAGAAACGACTGGGGCAGATTTAATACTTTAAGAGGAAGAAATGAGCGAAGAAACAGAAGAACTACTGCCGTTAAATGATAAACAGGAAAGATTCTGTTATGAATATTGCCTTGACCTGAATGGAACTCAGGCCGCAATAAGGGCCGGATATTCTCAAAAAACAGCCGGAGTTATCGCAACAGAAAACCTAAAGAAACCTAATATTCAGGCTCGAATTAAAGAAATGCAGGACAATCTCGCTGAAACAGCAGGAGTTAGCAGATTAAGAGTTTTGAATGAACACATGAAGATGGCCTTTTCTTCAATAGCACATCTTCATAATACATGGATTGATCGCAAAGAGTTTGAAACATTGACTGAGGATCAGAAGTCATCCATCGCGGAAATTGACACAAAGATCAGGTACGAATATCAATATAATCCTGATTCAAAAGAGAAAGAACCGATTCAGGTTGAATACATCAGGATAAAACTGTTCGACAAACAGAAAGCTCTCGACAGCATTTCAAAGATGCTGGGTTTTGATGCTCCGGTCAAAACAGAATTAAAGGTCAATGTTGCTCAATTGCCTGATATAATCATCAAATGATAGAGCAAGTTGTATCAGCCCCACAAAAAAGCATATTGCAGTCAACGGCTCCGATTAATTTATTTCTCTCAGGCGTTGGATCGGGAAAAACTCATTTACTTGGAATAAAGACCTATCAGCTTATCAGAAAGTTTCCAAAGGTCCGGGGCTTTGTGGGGGCGAACACATATTTACAGCTCGTTCAGTCAACTTTATTTCGCATTCGTGAATACTGGAAGTCAATCGGAATCGTCGAATATGATAAAGAATCGCATCCTGAAGGTCACTATGTTGTAGGGAAGAAACCGCCGTCACACTTTAATGTCGAAGGTCATAACTTTGATGACTATTATGGGATCATCTCTTTTATCAATGGATGTGTTATTTTTATCGGTTCACTTGAACGGGCAGCATCACACGAAGGAAAAGAATTTGGTTGGGCTGTATTGGATGAAACAAAGGATACGGACGAATCAGATGTTAAAGAGATAATCATTGCACGTATCAGGCAAAAAGGGATGTTTCTTGTTGACGGTGAATTGTCAGATAAGGGAACACCGGAGCAGCAATATAATCCTTTGTTCATTGCTACATCACCGGCAAAGGTTGACTGGATAAGCACCTGGTTCAAACTCGAAGAATACCTTGACGAAATCACGTCGAAGATTTACAGTAAAACGGATTTCTTTTACAAGCGGATAGATGACAAGTTTGTGTGTATCTCTTCAACTTGGCATAACGTTCACAACGTCGGGGAGAATTATATCAATAACATACTTGCAAACAATACCGAGGAACGGGGCCGGGCATTGATATATGCAAATCCTTTTACGCTTGTCGGGGGAGAATTCTATTCTTCATTTGACCGGCTGAAACACGTTGGTAAATGTGAATACGACAAAACAAAGCCTTTGCATATTTCTTTTGACCAGAACTCAGTGCCTTATAACTCGTGTTCTATATGGCAGTTTGAACGAAAAGGTGAGGTCTGGTATTCGTATTGCATTGATGAGATCGCCCTTCAGAACCCCAGGAACTCAACAGAAGAGGTCTGTGATGAGATTTTAATGCGATATGCGCATCATCAGTCAACAATTTACTATTATGGCGATGCTTCGGGCAAGGCACGTTCAACGATGAATAAAGAGTTTAAACATCACTATGAGATCATTGAGTTTAAACTAAGGAGATTTTTAAATAAGACTTCGGCACGGATGGCCCGGCAAAATCCGTCAGTAACAAAACGTCGTGACTTTATAAATCGTATCTTTGAAGAGAAGTTACCGATAAAGATAGTCATTGATGAAGGCTGTAAGTTAATGATCGCGGATATGATGTATGTCAAACAGGACATTAACGGGGCGAAAGACAAACACATTGTAACTGATAAAGAAACGGGTGATAAATATCAGAAATACGGGCATTGCTCCGATACACTAGATTATCTGATAGTTGAGGTATATAATAACTATTACAAATGAATAAACTCGAAGGATTTCAGGAACTCAGGCGAATTATTGCCGGAGGTGTCAGGCACAAAGATTATAAACGTGTCTGTGAGTTAGCGGATAAGTATTATAAAATGGTCACCGGGGACGGAATAAGTGACCTGTTGGAAAGGATTGTTACCCGTGAATCAGAAGATGAGTTTGAGCAACGGAAGCGACTGACAAACTCAATTATCCCTCCGACGCTTGCCTCTACGAAACTACCGTTTCAGAAGGCCGTGAGAAAAAAGCCGAAGGTCAGGGTGATTGACTGGGATATTGAAAAGCCTGAAGAGAACCTGAAGTTAGTCGAGGATCGCATAAGCACTTACTGGGGTGACGGATCGCTTGAAAAGTTTCTGGAATATGCTTATGTGGATTACAACTATATTGATCCAAACGCTTTTCTGATCACTGAGTTTGACGCGTTTGATCCAAAGGTTGAGAAAGCAAAGCCTTATCCGTTTATCGCTACATCGGAGCAAGCTATAATGTTCGAGTTCAAAAACAATATCCTTCAGTACCTGGTTGTCCGGCTTCCGATTTCATGGATTGACAAAGAGGGCAAACCTAAAGAAGGGTTTAAGTACACTATTTATCTGGGTGAGGATACAATCCAGTTTACTGAGGTCGAAGATAAACCAACTATAGATATTACCTCAGACCTTCCGGGTGGGGTTGAGATAGCAGGTAAATACTATCTTGTCGAATTTTTTAAACCGAAAGGAAAGAAGGTCCCGGCACGGCGATTTGGCTATAAGCCTGACGGCGAGACTCAGGGTCGGACGTTTATATCCGCTTTTCATGATGTGATTCCTTACCTGAGTAAGACACTCAAAATCGACTCAGAGCTTGATCTTTCGACGGCTATGACGGCTTTCCCTCAGAGGTTCCGCTATGTCAATCCCTGTCCTGAATGTCACGGAGCAAGAACGTTGTTAGATGGCAAGGCTTGTGGAACCTGCGGCGGAACGGGGAAAGAACCGATTCATTCATCGACAATGGACGTTGTCACTTTGGACTTGCCGCGCGATCCTGTTGAGATGATTGACCTCGAAAAGCTGCTTGTTTATAAATCACCTCCGATTGAGTTACTTGAATTTCAGGAGCAGTATGTTCAGAATCTCCGGGCTTCGGTGTTCCTGATGATGTTCAACAAAGAGCTGATGACCCGGAACGAACTGAGTTCAACAGCAACAGAAGTGCGGATAACAGAGGACAATATTAACGACACCCTGCGACCGTTTGCTCAGTCGCTTTCGACTACATGGGAGTTTGTGGTTGAAGATATCGCAACGTTTGTTGACATGGGGGACGGGATAATTCTTCAACACCAGTATCCGGAGGATTTTAAATTTAAATCACAGACCGAGTTGATGCTTGAATTGAAACAGGCAAAAGATGCCGGAGCCTCAACATCGACCATTGCGAAAATAGAGGATGACATTAACGAACTCCTGTACGCTGACCGGCCCGAAGAACTGAAGGTCATCAGGATAAAAAATGATTACAATCCGTTCCGGGGCTACAGCGAAGAAAATGTCCGACTGTTGATATCACAGGGGCTGACGACTAAGTATAACGCTGTCCTGTGGGCAAATCTTGAATCGATCTTCAATGAACTGGAGATCGAAGAAAAGCAATGGATTTATGACATGGCAAAAGAATACATCTCCGAGAGGGTGAAAGCTAAGACGGAAGAGTACATTGCAAAGATGGATGGAGCCAAACCAAAAGAGCCGGTTGTTCAATTTAATGAGCCTGAAGAATGAAATTTACCTGTGTTATTCCCTCGTTCTTAGGCCAATATCCGGGTGCGGCCTCCCGTCGTGATGAAAAACTTGTCCGTGCTGTTCGGTCTGTATTGGATCAGACTTACACTGACTTTGAACTGAAGGTCATTGCTGATGGGTGCGATTTGACAATGGAGATAATGAAGCAATTCACTGATCCGAGAGTTGAGGCCGTGAAGATTCAGAAAGCTCCATTGTGGGACGGCGCGCCACGAAACACGGGACTTGAGCTTGCAAAAGGTGAATTTATTGCTTACCTTGACATTGACGACTTTTGGGGCGACGGTCATTTAAGGAAAATAGCTGAAGGATTGGGTGAGTATGACTGGGTGTTCTTTAATGATTTGATCTTCTCCGGCGGTGAATGGGTTGAGCGCACTTGTGACATACGGAAGTTAGGTATGAACGGAACATCAAACATCTGCCATAAGCGTGAGCTGGGTGCAAGATGGGCACACCGGGGGTATGCTCATGATCATCACTTCAATCAAAGTTTAATGATGAAGTCGCGGAAGTACGGCAAAATTGCAACACCGGAGTATTTTGTGATGCACATACCTGGGGGAGCGAGTGGATATGACCTTTGAAATATAACACAAAATGGATAATAGTTGGGATAATTACGAACCGTCACCCATTGAATTTATGCATGGCAGGTTAATGGATGAATTTCACAAGTGGAGAAAACAAATAACAGATGACACAGTTATTGAAATTGACGGCATTCAATTTTCTAATATCGTAGTATCTGCAAAAAAGGCAACTTACGAAAAGTATGCATCACTTGGATTAGATAAAGCTGTTTTGAAAAGCCTACTATTGATTGCTGATGATGTTGACCCGCATGAAGCATCTAAGGTGAAGTGTGATTTATGTGAATATGAATGGATTGCGGTTAGGCCAGAGGGGTTAACAAAACTTGAATGTCCTAATTGTCATAATATGGCAAACTTTGAAAATCTATGATATGAAGAAATTGGGTGTGTTTTTCTGGATTGGTTCATTTGCTTTATGCTGTTTTCTTATTGGCGTATTTATTACCGTGAAGGTATATGATATAAATGTGAACGTACCGACGTATTTTATTTACTGGATATTGGTTCCAATATGGGGTGCAATTTGTTTGATTATAGGACTTAAAAGATATAAAAGACTTTAGGATATGCCAACAGTAGCAGCAATAACAATCACTTATAATCGTCTTGAATTAACCAAGCGGACGATAGAGAGTTTTGAGAGTAAAACCGGGGTTGACTTTCATTTATTCATTGACAACGGATCAACTGACGGAACGCTGGAGTGGTTAAAAGACCGCAATCGGATTGAGTTAGGTAAGAATGAAGGCATAGCAGCAGCCTTTTATTACGGCGTTCAGC